CGTTTTTCTCAATCGTAATACGAGTTCCGCCTTCCAATCTCAACTCTAAATAGAGGTGGAATAAATCGTCAAAATCTCGCTCCATTCTCTTGCCGAACTTACCCATACTAAAGAACGATAATGCACCCGTAAGAAGTCCTCCTACTGGGTTACGTTTTACTGTCGCACCCACTATCTTTTTATCTCCGTATTTCTTAATAATGCGTTGGATTTTTGGGCTGAATTGAGTGATATTACCCGAAAGCACCTGTTTCCATTTTGCAATCCTATTAGCAACCGCATCTTTCACATTCTTAACCACACCATCACCCTCCATCTTTTTCGCATCTCGTATGCGTTTTGCAGATTGTCGCTTTTGTTCTCTCACCGCTTCCAGACGTTCTTCTTCACTTCCGTATTTCGTCATATATATTAGTGTAGATTAAAAATCCACATTAATTCTACTAAACCTTGCTTTCCTCTAATAATCCACTTTCGGCAGTTGGCGATTTTGGAGGTGGGGTATGTTCTATCTTAAACTCGTCCAATTCTATTTCCGCTTCTGTATCCCGAATAACTTCTATGCAACATACTTTACAAGATTTACATTTACTTTTATACGCCATTGATGCGAGTTTCAATAGAAATCCGCTCACAGTTGTTAAGAAAATAGTCCAGAATACCTCGCTAAGCATTATATAATACAGACACATTTTAATAGGTGGAAAATCTAACCTTTCGGGTGAAACAACACCACAGATACTTTTGCAGAAAGGTTCGGGCTGGTTTTTTTGTCCCCAAGGCTTCCTCAAGGGTGGAAATTGCATTTCCGTCGCTGTCTTGTTCCATTTTCCTAAAATACACTGAGATATTATTAGGGGGTGTGTGGGGGATATACTGGGGGTATGATAATAGTTAGGTGGTGATAGTTTATTTTTTTATTTTTTAAGTAGGGGGGGTATGAAAAGGATATGACCCCAGTATGCCCCCCTTATTTCATCATCTTAACCCCAACGGGTATTTTGGTTAAATCAACCCCACCCTTCGTATCGTCATCTACAATATCATCGGGGTTTATTGCCTTCACATTTTCAAAATCCACTTCTACGGGAACTCTTTTATTCGGGTCATCGCTTCTAAAAAACTGCTTCAAGATGTATTCGTTTTTCTTAAAATCCACCGATTTATTCAAGTCATCAAACATATCCAGAAAAGTGGAAACATCGCTAAACAAGTCCTTGCTTCGGTATTGCGAAGAATTGATGAAATGCAGAAAAGCAGCGACAAAATATCCACAAGCGTTATTGAGGAGCGACTGGACGTCTTTTGTTGTGTGCGGAATGCTTCTCCCAATGGTTCGTTTTACAGCCGCTTCTATATCTTGGCTCATACCCGCCCCGTATGGATCAAAGAATATTCCCTCTATTTTTCCATTGGGATATTGATTAATTTGTAGGGCAGTCCAATGCGAACCCGTATTTTGCTTACCGTCACTATCCAATGCGTCCTCATTGTTAATTATATAACCCGTATTCATTTCCAACTTGTCTGGTAGTTCATCTTTGAATACAATCTCAGCCAAAGGAAAACTCATTCTTGTGCTTAAAGATTCTAACTGGTCGTTCGTTAAACTCATCTATATATATCTGTTAGATTATTAATTATGGAAATCTACCTTTCCGTAAATGTGTTGTTGTCGCAACGGGTCTAAATGTTACTTTTTAACTCTTACCTTTTAACTTAAGGCTCGTTGTATGTCGTCCCAATACCCAGGAATGCCTATATAACCTCCTCGCATTTTCTTTCCTTGTCCGCCTCCACTAAACTTCTGGTAGGCTGGGGGTAGTGTGTGTTGGAATTGGAAATTAGCCGAGTATGGTTGTGACTGCAAAGCGGGTGGTAATACAGACGCTCCCTTTTGACCCAGTTGTCCGCCCGATGCCCTAAATCCAGAACCAGCCCTAAAACCTCTACCGTCTTGCTTTCCCGCATACATTCCTTCACCAGTTCCTCCTACCCATCTCATAGAACCTCTGTTTCCTTGCATATTAGAATTAATATGTCCTCTATCGGGTTGGTTTATAGCCGTTGGTGCAGACATTTGTCTTTGTCTTGCTTCGTCGGCAAGGGCTTGTAACTGTAGATAATCCATAGATCCCGTTCCAGCCCGTTGCATATACCCCACATTAGAACCCATAAGGTCGCTCATTGCACTCACTCCAGATGGATTATACACAGCCGTTCTTCCTCTTGTTCCTCCAGCATTGCTGGTGCGACCTCCCGCTTCACCGAACTTCTCTTGACGATATTGGTCGGGATTATCAATGTAACCTTTTACCTCCCCAGCAGCCTTCTTGCCGACAATATTACCCAATGATGTTCCTGCTGCAATTGCAAAAGGGACTAACTGCGGTTGTCCTATGGCGAGGGCGGCGGCGGATAATGCACCCGCAGCCAATCCTGGGGCGTAGTCGGCAAGTTGATCTACAGCAGCCATCACTGGTTTTTTCAAAACGTCACCTACGGCATATACAGCCTTCTTAGCCCCAATCTTACCCAACCATTTATCAAACTTTTTACCGAAAATACCTTGACCCGACATCTCAGCACCGCCTTGGGCGTTCGCTAAAAGTTCTTCGGGAGTTAGGGACATTTCCACTCCTTTACCCTTCCCGAAGGCTCGGGCGATTGTGTTGTATTGTGCGGGTTTTACAATCATACAAAAACCCTTTCCTTCCATAGCGGGTTTAATTCTAACCTTGCGACCATTTCTCAATTTACTCAATTGGGGCTGTGAAGCATTGAACCAGACTTTACGATTATCCATTATACATTACGGGGAGAAAAGAAAATAACCACAATCGCTAAAGGTGAGATAATAAGATAAGTTGTGAATATCTTATTATTTATTGTTAAGGACTTACGACAATCTTTTATACACAAACACTTTTGTTATATACAATATATACAATATGGTTTTAATGTTTTGTTATTTTTTCCGCCTCTGTTATGCTCTTAAACTCTTACGCCAGTCAAAATATCCAAATCCACTTGCACTCCGTATTCAATGAAGCACCAGAAGTCCAAAGGCAATGCACCAGCATTCTGTCCTACAAGTTGGACGCTCTTTGGAACGGATTGCTCTACGGGCAACATACGGCTGAGGTCAAGGTAGTAGAAACTCTGTTCCAAATCAAAGCCTTCTCGGTTGATTAAACCACTGGCTAAACCGTCAGTCATATTTCCATTTACAGCATTCACTCCGTAGAACTGATTGTTGAACTCCTCAAAACTGTAACGTTGTGTGTTATAGATGGCGTTCTGTCCGCTCACAACAATATTGAAGTTAGTAAGTTGGATAAGGGGAGAAGTTGCACCACAACCCGCTGGGTCAAAGGGCGACTGATAGACGGGCATACCAACGGGAAGTTCTGTTCCACCAGCACCAGCAGAAGCGGTGGAGTAGAAGGGAATAACCAAGATGGATTTAATGTCCGCAATACCGTTTGTTAAGAGGCTATTTATTTGCCCTCCTGCTGCGGGAACATTAAGCACTTGGTATTGGTAAATATCAGTGTATTTAATGCTTTTGACTGGAGAACTGAGATAAGACATCTCAAAAACGGGATTGAAGGTGTAGGAGGGGACATAGAGGTAAATAGATCTTGCGACACCACCAGTTCCAACTCCAGCAATAGCAGCCAGAGTGGGGTCTAAGCAAGTAGCACCAACGGATACATTATAGGAATATGGAGTAGCCGCACCCGAGCCTCCGTCAGCGAACACAGTCGCAGAACCATTGAGAGCATCAGCCGAAGCGATCATACAAGGATTAACACCGCCAACGGCATTGGTTACGGAGTTAATGGTTAAAGCACCACCTATACCAGCCGAACTGAAATTGGTGGTTGTGTTATTAAGATTGAGCGTCATTTTCATATATGCTCCCTTAAGCAAAGGACAAAGGCTAAAGAAGGAGTGAAGATGTTTGAGGTAAATCGTCGCCATCACAGAAATCTGGATTACACCTTGATTAGCACCATTAGAACCATTAATCTTGGTAGAAACATAGGACTTCCACACTTGCCCTGCGGCGGCTGCGGTAAGCATATTGGTGTAGGTTGTGCCGCCACCAGAAGCACCAGCGTCGTCGTAATTGATGTAAGATTGACGCTTTGTTAATCCCATATTTCCACAACCAGCATTGTAGTTGTTAAACTGATTGAGAGTGGGAACTCTCCAACTATTAGTGTTGTTACATACACCTTGCCCTGCGGGGGCTGCAGAAGCGATGGTGTTAAAGGTAAATGCCGTTGGATCATCGGGGTAAAAACCAATAGTAGAACCTTGGCTGACGACATCAGCCCAAGAAAATGAAGTCATCAACTTGAAAGAGTTCCACATATTACACCAAGGAGTTTGCTGTATGATCGTAGTTCCGTTGTAATCCAGAGTTAAGGAGTGTATCATCTGCCCGAACCAATTTTTTAAACCAATTGCCTGATCCGCACTGTTTCCTGT